TTTTATTGCCATTATATTTCTCCTTGTGGCTTCTCGAACATAAAGTGAATACGATTCGCTTTAATATCAAGTAGTCTATTATTATTAATTATATCTTGTGACACTTTACAATGTAACAAGTCTAGTGTGGTGTCTTTCGTTTCATTAAAATAGTGATAGGAGCGAAACGATGCGACACCTGCATACTCTACTACTTCTCTATCACTAAACTGTCTACCTGTTTCTAACAAGTCAATGGGATTTATAAGGAAACTACTACCCCCAAACTTATATCTCTGAAACTTAAATGTTGGATCGTAGTAATTAGTTGGTAACTTTTTATAAGTTATCATACGAAGAATCGCAATTATATTACTAATATTGCCATTGCTTACGGACATTACTTTATCCCAATTATATAGTAACATATATTATAACACTAAAATCAACTGTTGTCAAGAAATATTTTTCAGAGGTCATAGATGGTTTATTTCATACCCCTGCTTCATGTAATAACCCATACGGGCATGTGCTTGCCTAGCTGCTGTTTTACCTTTTAGGTGTATATCGACAACAATTGGTTGCATTTTTCCTTCTTCTTTCCTTAATATTCTTCCTATAAGCTGAGTAAGTAGAGGCTCATTATTTATTGGTGTAGCTAATACTAAACAGCTTAATTCATTTATTGATATTCCCTCTGAGAATATCGATTGTGTTCCAAATAGAACATTTTTATCTTTTTTTAATTGTTTGATTGTTTTGTCTCTCTCAGCATGATCCATATCTCCTGTAACATGAACTGCATTTTTGCCTACTAATTCAGCACAAACTTTTAGAAAATATACTCGATTTGATACTACTAATACTTTATGTCCTTGTGCAGCATAGGCCGCAGCAATCATACTTACACTTTGTACATATTCCCTATTGTAACAAAGATGATTTACTTTACTAGCCCACGGCATTGTTCTACCATCTAGAAATCTTACTTCTGATTTTACTATATCAATAGCGGGAGTCATAAAGTTTTCCTTTGGCGGTTTCAAAACATGATTACCAAAGTAATCTCTGAAAACTACATGACGCCCATCTTTTCTTTCTAGTGTTCCTGTAAGTCCTATCTTATATCGAGCAGGCATTTCATCTATAATTTTAGTAAAAGTAGGACTACTAACGTGATGCATTTCATCAAGAATAATTGTTCCAAATAGATGTTTTATATCCTTAATTCTACGGTATAAACTTTGAATATTCCCGATTACGATTGGAGGCTCGGTGTTAAAGACTCCACCACCTATTCTGCCTGGTTTAAATCCGTAGACTTTTTCTACTTCTTTTTCCCACTGGCTTCGTAAGTTAGTAGTGTGGGTAACTACAAGTGTTTTTTGCTTTAGCTTTCCTGCGATAGCTAAACCTGTAAATGTCTTTCCCCAGCTTACCCATGCGTTAATTATAGCATTGTCTTCAACTTCAGAGTAAACCATATTTTGAGATGTTCGTAATTTAAACTTAAATTCTGGTAGTTTTACAGATGACTTAACTCTTTTATCAATTACTTCATGTCCTTCTGGGATTAAATCCAATCTTCCGCCAGGTATGGTAACTAAACCAGGTCTAATTCGTCTGATAGTTTTTATAACGATAGGCGGATCCATAGGCATACGAGGTGGTAATGTATAAGTAAGCTCCTCTTCGAGCTTACGTTCGAGTTCGGGTGTGGTATCTAGGTATATTCTGTGATTAAGAATTGCCTTCATTATTTCCACTCAGGACCGCTATACCACTGAACGAGTGACATACGAGTTCCTTTAGTTACTTTTTCTACTTCATGTTTAAGGAATGATGGAAACACAAGTATTGATCCTTTGTTTCTCCACTCGTCATTTCTTAACTCTTTACCGTTTAGACCCCATAAAACAAAGTCTCCACCTTTGTAATAATTAGGGTCTGTTAATTGAACAGTAATTGATAATTTTCTATTGATTGGAGTTGCTAGGTCGACATCTCGATGCGCCCCATAATACTCTCCTTGTCCATAGATTCCAAACTGTATATTTTCTGTATTAGTTATTACAGCTTGCCACGCTGTTTGATTTACTGCATGAAGGGTAGAGCTTACTATGCTCTCTACCCAATGTCCTCTCTCAAAGAAAGCAGTGTTTGCTTTTCTAATTGAATTATCTTCGACTTTTCTACTTGTATCTTTTTCATACACTGCTGCTTCAGCAATATTTAGTTTCTTTCCTTCTTTTACTATAAAATCACAAAGATCACTGTCCAAGTAACTATCTAGAAATACTACTGGGTGTTGCATTACTGATTTCATGTCAATTTACTCCACTTTAGTATTGTTTCTTTGTCTATATCTTCCCACTTTTCAAATTCTACATCATAACAAAGAAGTTTATCTCCACTTTGTTTTATTATGTGAGTAGGATTATTCATATACTTAGTATTTAAAGTATACTCTCTCTCATGTATATTTCTACTTTTCAGACTTTGGAATTTAATTATTACTATTCCTTTCTCTAAACTTTCTTCTAAACTTTTCGCCATGTGTCTTTTTTACGCTCCTCGCATACTTCATAAATGAGCCACGGAATACCACTTCGATATAATACTCCTGCCCAAGTTTCTTGAGGACTGGGTGGTCTAGCAAAATCATAAGCATTATTAATCCCTTTTAACCAGACTACACTTCTTCCTCGTTTCTTTTCTACTTTTCTTATTTTATGATATTTTAGAGGTAAACTTTTTTGTTTATAGTATCTAAAAAACATACCTGTTGAATCAATATAGAAATTACCTCTATGTTTTATTAATTCAACTGTATCTGTTATCATATATTTGAGTGGGTACAAACTTTTCATTGGTGTTTGTAATCTTCTTTTTCCTAGAGTTTCTCCACTCATATTTTTATCATCTAGGACTTGATCTTCTATCCATAGTATTCCGTCTATCAGTTCTACATTGTCTGTATGGACAACATAGACTGGAAACTTATATTTCATACTATGTAATTTGTTCTTTCTTTCTTTGCTGTATGTTTTATACCGCTTTTAGTTTTATACTCTTTAGTAAGTCCTTTAGAGCCAGGTTTGCCTACTATAAATAAAAACATACATATAAAAGCTGGCACTAGAACTCCTATTAATACAACTCCATCAACCATATTTCTTCTCAAACTTACCCATGCTATAATCTTCTCCTATTTCAAAGTCACAACCAATTGGGGCATTGGGAATATTGATTCCTCTTTCTCTTTGCACACACTCCTGAAGTTTTGCACTATATGATTCTACTTCATCATTTGGAACTTCTGCAAGTATGGAGTCATGTACTAAAGCAAATATTCTTGCTTTAGAACCTGATTGCTTTATCCATTCATTCATTTCAATACCAGCAAGTAAGTTTACATCAGAAGCAACAGACTGCACTAAGAAGTTAATACCACTTCTTACTTCATGTGAAGCTATACCTTGATCTTTAGACTTAGCATTTGCTAGTCTCCTTTTTCTACCGAAGAAGGAGTATATAAAAGCATTATCACGAATAAACTGTTGATTTACTGTTAGCCATTTTTTAAGATTACTAAACATATCAAAGTATTGTGCAATAACTCTTTGTGCCTCTCCTACTGAAAATTCTGTTCCACTATCTTTTGTAACTTGCCAACTAATCTTCTGAGGGCCTGCTCCGTACATTATACCAAATGTAACTGCCTTTGCCTGCTGTCTTTTATCTCCATACAGTTCAGCAACTTCTTCTACTTCACAAGGCAACTTAAATACTTGCTTTGCAATAGCAGAGTGAAAGTTGCCACCCTGTCTAAATACATTCATAAGTTCTTCATCTTTTGCAAGCACTGCGGCACAGTAAACTTCTGCTGTTGTTAAGTCCATTGCTACAATCTTGTGTCCTTCTTTTGCTCGAATACAACCCTTTACAATAGGATTATCTCTAGGAATCTGTTGCATATTCAGTTTTCCACTAGAAGATAATCTGCCAGATGTTGTGCCATGCAAATTGAAGCCTGTCCTTAATCTATCATCTTTGTCTAGAGCTGGTAATATTTTATCGAGATATGTATTCTTTATCTTTACATTCTGACGAACTTCAAGAATAAATTTTGGTATCTCGTGCTGTTCTCCTAATTGTCCAAGAACTTCTGCATCAGTGCTGTCAGCACCAGTTCCTGTTTTCTTGCCAGTTGGCTCTAGTCCGATATAGTCAAATAACAGACTTCGAAGTTGCACTGTAGAGTTCGGATTGAACTCTCCTCTATCTTTAATAAATCTTTGTACTTCTGGATATGAATTTAGTTTATCAACTGCTTCACTGATTTGAAGTTGCATCAAAGCAGAACTCTGTGTTAGTCTTTCTGGATCAAATGGAACACCATTACTTTCTACATCACATAAAAAACGACAGCCAGGTATTAAGATATTTTTATATACCCAAGTAAGTCTGCTGTTAGTATCTAACGCTTTCTTAAACTTGTGAAATAATGTTAGAGTTACAACTGCGTCCATTGCAGCGTAATCTTTCATTACATCAAAAGGAACTAAATCCCAACTAAAATCATCTTTAAGTATACCATGTTGTTTGCGGTAATTATCTATCCAATCATAGAGAGTTTGTTCATATTCACCATAGTCTGTATGCTTCATTGCTAACATCTTTAGACCGTGTGTTCCAGGTTGTTCATCTAGTAAATAATGTTGAAGCATAGTATCTTCAAATCTAGGAAAATTAAAATTGAAATGATACTCAAACCATGCCAAATCAAACTTTGCATTATGAAATACTACTATCTTTTTCTCGAAGAGTTGTTGCATATATCCTTCACATTGTTTATCAATACAATCTGTAGAGATATATGCTCCTTGTTGTTGTCCATTATGTTCATATGAAATAGAGAATCCAATCATATATCCATCTCGTGGAGACAATGCACTTGTTTCACAGTCAAGTGCTATTTCCTCTCCGTCAGATTCTATTGCTCTAGTAAGGAACACATATGCTTCTGATGTATCTTCTATTCCAATTTTAAACTGTTCAGGTATATCCTGAACTTTCAAATCTCCAGATATATAATCTTTTATATTATCTACTGCTTCCTCAAAGGATTTTTTTGCTTCTGGTCTAAATGCTATCATAGCAGGATTAATTATAGGTAAAAACTTATCATTGATAAGTCTGCCATTCTCTGCTGTGATAGATGTTTTCTTAGTAAAATACTTGAAAGGCTCTGAACCTACAAGTATTAAGAAATCATACTCATCTACATCTATTTCTATATCTACATCTGATTTCAATATCTTTTTCTTTTTGACTGTTGATAAAGCATATCTACTAAACTCAAAGTCAAACCATTTGTGAAAGTCCGTTGAACTCGGACTTGTTTCTACTAGTGCTATCTTAGCCATATAATACTCTCTTAATTTCTCCTATTTGTTCTTTTGTTAAATTGCCAGGGTCTTGGTTTTCTTTTAATTTTACTATCTTTACTGCCATGTCCATGCTTTCTGCAAGACCCTTTATTTCCTGTGCTGCTTGACGACCTGCTTCATCTCCATCAAACATAATATCTATACCTGTTGCTCCTTGCATTTTTAGTAGAGATAATTTTACCCAATTCATTTGCTTTGTGCCGAAACAGCACACTGTATTCTTGAGACCATTGTCCCAAAGATTCAAGGCATCAAACATGCCCTCTACAAGTATAGCACGATTCTGTATCAGCTTTGGCTTTGCTGGACAGAATGGTAACTGTACTCCCACAGGATAGATATAGTACTTAGGTCTATTCTCTCCTATCATTGTATTTGTTGTCAGTCGCCCGATCAACCCAACTGTTTTACCAGTTATATCACGAATTGGGAAAATTATTCTACCTTCAAATTTAGGAACATTCCAAGTAAATGCCTGCCAAATCTTTAGGGTTTCTTTCCCTATATTACGGAACGGAGCGTCCCACATAATCCTATCTTCTGGGAGTTGAATTCCTACTGTCTCCGCTCTCTTTTGTTCTATCTTTTCTTTTATTTTATGTATTTTTATTTCTAAACTTGTTGCTGGTGCGCCAAAGTGTGTGAATACATTTCCCTTGAATCCACAAGAAAAACAATGGAATACACCAGTAATCTTATCTACTCTCATACTAGGGTTAGTATCGTCATGTTCTGGATTTAGACACTTTATTACAGCATCATTACCTTGAACCTTAAAATCAATTCCTTTTTCTGTAAGTAAATCTATTGCAATCATAATATATATTATACTCGATTTTTGAACTTATGTCAAGTACTATTTTTAGCAGTCCTTGACAAAGATACCATCGACCATTCTTCCTTTTCTATCTTTAATATCATCATAGGCGACTTCTAAACATTGTTGTAAGTTAGTTCCGTTTCTCGCTGCGATATTAATAAGAATAACTAAACAGTCTCCTATATCATCTTTTATATCTTGTTGTTTGCAAACATTATCAGATAGTTCACCTACTTCTTGCATTAGTTTTAGAACTTGATCTTTATCTGTTGCTCCATCTATGAGGTTTCTATCCTCATGCCATTCTACTACTTTATTTATTGTATCTATCAATTTTCTTCTCCATTAATTTTACATATTCTTTACTTAATTCTATCATTATAGAATCTCTACTATATTTCTCTGCAACTATTCCTGTTGTGCCTGTTCCTGCAAATGGGTCTAAAACTACTCCATTTTTTGGACACCCTGCTAGTATGCAAGGTTCTACTAATTTCTGTGGATAAGTTGCAAAATGTCCTTCTTTTGCACTTGTATCACTAGGAATTGTCCAAACCGATCTTTTATACTTTAGTTCAACTCCATCTATACAAGGTTCTTTTATTGCGTTGTGATCAAAATAATACTTCTTTGTTTTGCTAAATAAAAACAAATATTCATGTGCTTTCGTACATCTACTTGTAACACTCTCTGGAAGTGGGTTTGGTTTGTGCCATATAATATCTTGTCTTAGATACCAACCACTATCTTGCATCGCTAGTGCAAATCTCCATGGCATGCCTAATAATTCTTTCTTATAGTAACTATCTCCTATATTTACCCATAGAGTTCCACTATTTTTCATAGTTCTTTTGACTTCTCTGAATACTGATACAAGTTTCTTTATAAACTGATCTGGAGTATCTTCTAGTCCTATTTGATCGTCTTTTCCTCTAATTGCTCCACACTTTTTACATTCATACTTAAAAAATTCTTTTGGTCTATTTACAGAACTTCCTATTGCATGCGCTCTAAAATCATCTCCTTGATGATTACAGTTTGGATCACCACCTATCCACTCTGCTGTATTGTAATCTCGAAGATTCCAATAGGGTGGACTTGTTATACAGCAATCAACTGTATTTCTTTTTATACTTTGTAATGCTTTTCTACAATCTGAGTTTATTATTTTTATCATTTTTATACTGGTGGAGCTGACAGGAGTCGAACCTGCGACCTACTGCGTGCAAGGCAGTCGCTCTCCCAACTGAGCTACAGCCCCATTATAAATCATATACATCTTCATCTGAAGATAATGTCTCTTTTAATTCTGCCTTTTCATCTGGATCCATCACAGTGTGCGGTCCAATCTTTAATGTTTCCCAATTAATTTCACTCACAAATCCAGACATCTTATCATTCCTCATCTTTTCACAAGTGAACTTAATTGCGTTCTCCTTGTCTCCCCAATGGGATATTTGGTAAGCTGCATCAACTGCATCAAATATACCTCGTGAGAATCGTACTTGATTATTCTCATTTGTTTGAACAGCAGTTGCTACTAACACATTTTCATCTTGTGCTAGATACTTTAGTGCTTTAGATATTTCTATCTGTTCTGTCCAGTCATACTGACCTGAACGACTTGGAGCGTTGTGACGCTTGACTTGGTTTAGATAATCAACTACAATGATACCAAGATCATCATACTCTGCTCGTTTCTGTCGCACTGTACTAATAACTTTCGCTACTGTCAATGCAGGATCATAGACTACATCTATTTGATTCGTTCTATTAAACTGTTCTCTTGTAAGAAGTCTGTGAAACTTATCAAAATCTTTCTCTTTGAGATAGTTCTCAAAATGTTCCTGTCCTTTATCAAAACGGGCAGACCACCACTTTGCAACTTTCTGCCATTCATCAGGATATAAGTTTCTCTCTATCAGTCTACCAAGAGGAACATTAGTACTCATACTAACAATTCTTTGCAGAATCTGTCGAGTGTCCATCTCAATAGTAAAGTAGAGAGCAGACTTACCTGTTTCTTGCACTGCTCTCGCAATATTACAAAGTGTAAATGATTTTCCTCCACCTCGCTGTGCGCCCACAACGACCAAATCTTTGGGAGAAAATTTGTAGGATAAATCATAATCTTGATTTAATCCTAACGCTAATCGACTAGAAAGGTCTTCTTCCGAATCGAATAGTTCTACTGTGTCCATGGCTTCATCTTCATCTTTTGTATCGACTCGATCTTGCACTTGGACAACTAATTCTTGCAGACTGTCAATATTTTCCTGTGCGTCTGCTAGTGTTATTGTGTTCTCTATATAATCATCTATGCGAGTAAGTATCTCTCCCTGTGCAAACTCATTCTTCAAATAATCGAGCAGGAGATAAGGATCGACTTCTGTTTCTACAGATTCGATTGCATAGATTTGTTCTTGTAATTCTCTAGACCTGATACTTGATTTTAGGTCTTCGAAGGTTGGTAACTTGTGATATTTTAATACATGCTTGTCAATTATACCATGAATTTTTTGGTAGGTTGTTGATGGTAGATAATGGGATTTCAAACGATTCCAAGTTACAAAATCGCCCTGTTCTATAATCTGTTTAATTAATGCTGATGCTAATGTCAATTATTCTCCCAAATAAAAAGCGAGTGCGGGGAGAATCCCCACACTCTAAGTTAAACTAGCCAATGTTTTTTCTTGCACTGCCATCGTAGTCTGCACAA